TTTGACCGTACCGGCTACAGATTCAAATGGTTTAAAGCAGCGTCCGGTTATCGCACTCATTACGCCTGAGAGTCAGGACGTTCGTTGGCGTGATGACGGTGTGGCGCCGACTGCGACGGTGGGTATGCCGCTTGCTTCTGGTGTCACTTTACAGTACGATGGGGATCTCACTAAAATCAAATTTATTGAGCAAACTGCCAGTGCTAAAATCAACATCTCTTACTACGCTTGAGACATATATGACCGACAAAAAAATTTCCGCGTTAACTTCGGCCACCACGTTAGTAGGTACTGAAGTTTTGCCTATCGTACAGTCCGGATCTACTGTTAAAACCACGGTAAATAGTTTAGGTGTTCCCTTGGGCGCGGTTACGATTTACACCCCTGCCGGGGATGATGCGGTTGCAACTACAGTGCAAAATAAGCTACGCGAATCAATAAGCGTGAAAGATTTCGGTGCAGCATGTGATGGAGTGAAATATTGCGATGGTGTTTTATCCGGTGCCTCGGTAAATGTTCTGTCCAGTGCAAGTTATACTTTTACTTCAGCCGACGTTGGTAGTTTAATACTTTGCCAGGGGTTGAATTCGTCGTACCCGACACATTATTCTAAGACTACTATAACTAGTGTGTCAGCGGGGGCGGCTACTTTAAGTTTATCTGGAACGACTTTCAATTCAGGAATAACTTTTTATATGGGGACAGATGATTATGAAGCTGTTACGGCAGCCAATAATCAGGCGAAGCTGGTAAATTGTAATTTGGTTTTCCCTAGCGGTATCTGCTTATTGATGTCGGGGGATGGCAATATTGTCGTAAACAGTAATTGTGTGTACAGTGGGGAGGGACCTTCATCTGAAATAGTGAGCTTCAATAACGTGTTTTACAATAGTGGGTTTGAAACCTCCACGTTAGGTTCTTTAACGTCATATCCGGTTAACGCTATAACCGCACTGGATGCTGGTTTTACCATGACGTCAGCAGGCAATGCAACGAATTTTGCTCCTGGGAGTTTGGTGTACGTGTGTAAATTCGGGTCTGCTTACGGCGTCTCTCCGAATTATGGTGTTCCCGTTTTCGGGCAACTTTGTAAAGTCGTTTATTTTAATGCTAGCACAGGATTTGTGGGCATTCAAGGTTGTTTTGAAGAGTCGATAACGGGATGTATAGCCATACCGGCGCCAGAAGAAGTACCGGATAGCGCGGTAATACAAGATATGAAAATAACATGTTCGAGCAGACCTTGGTACAGTGATGGGTCATATTTGTGTCAATTAAGAAATCTGCAATTGGACTGCGCGACGTTATTTTCTTCTAACCTTGCGACGCATTTTAGGGCTTTTAATTTGTATGGTATTTTACGGGTCGGGGGTAGCGCAACAGGAAATCTTATAGAGTTCGCATTGAACAGTTATGATTGCTACATAGATCAGGTGAATTTTCAGTATATCCAGCATGCTGCTAGGGCAAGTGATAATAACATGGTGATGGTGCACGAAAATTCTCGTGAATGCCATGTTGAAAATTTACGAGTTGAGGCCAATGGCATAAGCTTTGAGCAGATATTTTCATGTATTGCTTCCATTAAAGCGAGCATATGTAAATTTCATGTTTCTTGCGCCAGAATAACGTATTATGGAGTGTATGCGTTTAACTCCCTTAGCCAGCCTACATCGTCAGGAGTGACCCAAGTTAGGCTTCGAGTTTTAGATGGCATCATAAAAATATCGAGTGGGGGTTTCGCTTGTGGTGTGGGTTTGAATGCTGATACCGGAACTGTTTTTAATGATGCCGTAATAGATAGATTTACGATCGAAGGCAGTGCCAGCCTGAGCCCGGGATATTCTGTGTTTTATACCGGATCGGGGCAATTTACTAACACTAATGTGATGAATTCTGTCATTGATGGACTTGTTCAATATAATAGCAACTCCGGAAATAGGAATCTACTGCAAAACCTCAGTGTTACTGCGCCTGCACAAACCGCACTTGCAGCTTCTTCAGCGTTTATTTTTGACCGAGTGCATCGGTCTGCGAATTTAACTTTTGAAGGTGCGGTTCTAGCCGGATATATGACTACCACAGTTACCACCTCAGGTAACCCGATATGTACACTTAATATCCCAGCTGGTTCTGTTTTAATGCCTGGTGATTCTATAAGGGTCAAAGCTAAGGGGACAACCTATAGTGGTACGCCTGGAGCAAATTTAGCCATTGTTGTAGATGGTACTGTTTATGGTACTTTTGCGACTTCAGGGCCGTTTACTTACGAAGCCGAGCTCGTGTTTTTAAGCGGTGCTACGAGCTACCCCTACTCCCCTACGAATTTAGCGATTTCTTCTTCAGCTTTCAATAGTTCTGCTACTACTGCTCAATTTTCAGTGCCCGGCATCACAAGCGCAAATGCCCATACTATTTCGTTTGCAGGGTGGGTCACTGGATCGGGCGCGACGTTAGAAATTACGAAAGCTAGTGTGGAGCATGTAAATTTAGAAAACCAATAATGTGTAACACGCATTGGTGTGGTTTTCTAACCATTGACAACATGTCTGTGATGTGTTAAGATCATATATTTCGTACTGGCCCGATTGACCAGGGAATCGAAAGGTTCAAATTAAATGTCCGAAGAAATCGAAGCCCTAGCGGGGGTTGATTCCGCGCCAGTACCAGAAACGACGGCTGTTTCTGTGCCTGTTGAAAATGCACCGGAAGTTACCGATAGTGGCGATTCTGACGTTCCTGCGGTGAAATCATTCACACAGGAAGAATTAGATGAAGCAATCGGAAAGCGACTTGCACGAGAGCGACGCAAATGGGAACGCGAACAAGCAGCCAAAACCCCTCCGATCGAATTAGACTCTGAAGTCCAATACGACGCTGCCACGGTAATGCAAAAAGCTAAAGAGCTTGTGAAACATGAACGTGAACAGGAAGAAGCTGCCCGAATTGCTGAAGCTTATTATGAAAAAGAAGAGGTAGCCCGAGGTAAGTACGCTGACTTCGAACAAGTCGCGTACAATAACAGGGTGCCGATCACTCCCGTAATGGCTGAGGTAATTCGTGCTTCTGATGTTGGCCCTGATATAGCTTATCACTTGGGTGTAAATGTCAAAGAAGCCGATCGCATTTCCCGTTTACCTGATTTTTTGCAAGCAAAAGAAATCGGTCGAATCGAAGCCAAATTGGCGGCGACTCCTCCAGTGAAAAAGTCAACGTCTGCACCTGCACCTGTGAACCCGGTGACGGCTCGGTCGGCTAACACTCCGTCTTATGACACGACAGATCCTCGTTCTGTCGTGTCTATGAGTACATCACAATGGATTGAAGCCGAACGCCAACGCCAGATTCGGAAGTGGCAAGCACAGCCAACTCGTTAATGTAAAGGAATTTATTTCATGTCTAATTCGCTTCTTACCATTGATATGATCACTCGAAAAGCTCTAGAAATTCTAGAGAATAATCTTGTGATTACTCGCAACGTAAATCGTCAATATGACGACAGCTTCGCTGTTGAAGGCGCTAAAATCGGTTCTACTTTGCGTATTCGCCTCCCGGACCGCGCTTTGGTTACTGATGGTGCTGCTTTGGAAACTCAAGATGATAACGAACAGTACACTACGTTGTCGGTCGCTTCTCAGAAGCACATCGGCATAAATTTTACTTCTGCTGAATTGACGATGCAGTTAGATGATTTTGCTGAACGCGTACTTAAACCTCGTATCAGTCAGTTGGCTTCTTCTATCGATGCTGACGTTGCTAACGCGTATAAAACGATCGGTAATTCTGTAGGCACCCCCGGCACCACTCCCGCCACTTCGTTGGTTTTGTTGCAAGCCCAGCAGAAGCTGAACGAAAATGCTGCCGTGATGTCTCCGCGTTACGCCACTGTGAACCCTGCTGCCAATGCTGGTTTGGTTGAAGGTATGAAGGGCTTATTCAACCCTACTGATACCATTTCTCGCCAGTTCAAAAATGGCATGATGGGTACTGGTGTTTTGGGTTTCGATGAGATCAACATGTCTCAATCGATCAAACAATTCACTACTGGCACTCGCGGCGCTACGGGGAACACGACTTCTGCTGCTGTGACTTCTGAAGGCGCGACTAGTATTGCGTTAACTGTCGGGTCTGGCGTCACTGTGAAAGCTGGTGATGTATTTACAGTAGCTGATTGTTACTCTGTGAATCCGCAGACCCGTGAATCTACTGGTTCGCTGTTCCAATTCGTGGTTTTGGCGGATGCAACTGCTGTCAGTACTGCTATTACTGTGACCGTGGCGCCGATTTACTCATCTGCCCACGCTTTGGCTACTGTTGATTCGTTGCCGGGCAATAGCAAGACTGTGGTGTTTTTGGGTTCTGCGTCTACCCAGTATGCCCAAAATTTAGTCTATCACAAAGATGCTATCACGTTCGCTACCGCTGATTTGCTTTTGCCGCAGGGTGTAGATATGGCAAGCCGCGCTGTACATAATGGCATTAGTCTGCGGATCGTGCGGCAGTATGACATCAACAACGACCGTATGCCGTGTCGTATTGACGTTCTCTATGGCTACAGTACGATCCGGCCACAGATGGGATGCCGTTTGTGGGGCTAAATCGAAATAAAGCTTTTCTTTGTAACGTTTTTAAAGGAAAACATTATGGCTATTTCTAATGGTGCAGGCGGCCAGCAAATTGGTTCTGGAAATCCTGCTGAAACACTTTTGGGCCGTTTGGCCGCTCCTCAAACTGCGACCTCTACTGCGACTCTAACTGCGGCCCAAGTTACCGGCAACTGGCTAGTAGCTAACCCGTCCACATCTGCTGCGACTTATACGTTGCCTACCGGTGCTTCGATTGATAATGCTGTTCCTAATGCCTCTGTTGGTAGTACGTTCGAATTGAACCTGGTGAACACGGGTACTTCGTCCGGTACGGTGACTTTAGCAACTGCTACCGGCATCACTGACGGCGGCAATGCTTTTGTCGCTGTGGCGATCACTTCCAGTGCGCTATTCCGGTTTCGCAAAACTGGCGATGGTGCTTGGGCAGTGTACAAAGTAGCTTAATTTATCAACAACACGAAGCCCCTACGGGGGCTTTTTAATCATGCCTGTTATCTATCTCAAGCACCCAGTCCATGGCGCTAAAGTCGCGAATCTAGAAATGGAAGCCAAGTATGACGAGCAACACGGGTGGGTGCGATATGTTCCCACTGAGGCGATCGTACCGAGCAACAAAGCTCAAGTGAATCAGTTAACCACTCTTAAATCCACTGATAAGGTGCCGACTAAAAACGAGGGTTAGCCTATGTCTACCGCTGGCGATCAAATCAACCGCGCGCTTCGTTTGTTGGGCGTATTGGGTGAGGGTGAAACTCCTTCCGCAGCCACTTCACAAGATGCTCTGGTTGCTTTTAACCAAATGGTCGATTCGTGGAGTATTGAGCGATTAGCCATATATAACACTATTGATCAGGTGTATACATGGCCTACTGGTAAAACAACGCGCCATCTTGGTCCCACAGGCGAATTTGTCGGCGTGCGCCCAGTGTTATTGGATGATTCTACGTATTACCGAGACCCGGGTACGAATGTTAGTTTCGGTATTAAATTTATCAACCAACAACAGTATGATGGGATCGCAGTAAAGACAGTGACTTCAACTTATCCACAGGTTATGTGGATAAATATGGAGCATCCGAATATTTCGATGACTATTTACCCGAAACCGACTCGGGAGTTGGAATGGCATTTTATTTCAGTCGAAGAACTGGCGCAACCTGCTACTTTAGCCACAGATTTGACGTTCCCCCCTGGATATTTGCGTGCGTTCACGTATAATTTAGCGGTGGAGATTGCTCCGGAATTTGGTGTTGATCCGCCGCCCGAAGTTAAACGCATCGCGATGACATCTAAACGAAACATTAAACGCGTCAATAGCCCGGATGATGTGATGTCGTTGCCGTATTCGCTTGTAGCGACCCGCCAACGATTCAATGTATATGCTGGCAATTACTGATGAAAACTCCGATTCTCGGTTCGTCTTATGTTGCTCGTAGCGTCAACGCCGCTGATAATCGGATGGTGAATCTGTTCCCTGAAATCATTCCAGAGGGTGGAAAAGAGAATGGGTTTTTAAACCGCGCCCCTGGTTTACGTTTGCTCCGAACTGTGGGCACCGGTCCTATTCGTGGATTGTGGGCGCATCAAACCAATGGTGCAGATTTCTACGTTGTGTCGGGCACAGAGTTTTATAAGATGACTGCCGTGGATGCCGTGCCCATTAAGCTTGGTAACGTAACTGGTACTGGGCCGGTAAGTATCGCGGATAATGGTACTCAACTGTTTATCGCCTGCAATCCAGACGGGTTTATTTATAACGAAACTACAAAAGCATTTACCCAAGTCACTGATCCGGATTATCCCGGCGCTGTGACTGTCGGTTATTTAGATGGCTATTTTGTATTTAATGAACCTGATAGCCAACGCATTTGGATCACACAACTACTTGATGGCACTCAAGTAGACGCATTAGACTTTGCGAGCGCCGAAGGTTCTCCAGACAACTTAGTGGCTCTAATTGTAGACCACCGTGAAGTTTGGTTATTTGGCTCCGATTCGGTAGAAGTTTGGTATGACGCAGGGCTGGCTGATTTTCCACTTACACGGATCCAAGGTGCGTTCAATGAAATCGGGTGTGTGGCGCCGTATTCGGTAGCTAAACTTGATAATGGCTTGTTTTGGTTAGGCGCCGATGCCCGTGGCCAAGGTATTGTTTACCGAGCCAATGGGTACACAGGGCAGCGGGTATCTACTCATGCTATCGAGTACGCAATCGCTCAATATGGTGACATTAGCGACGCTTTAGCCTATACTTATCAACAAGAAGGTCACGCGTTCTACGTTTTAATATTTCCTAGCGCTGACGCTACTTGGGTTTATGATGTATCGACTCAAGCGTGGCATGAACGAGCTGCATTTGAAGATGGTACGTTTACTCGCCACCGGTCGAACTGCCAATGTAATTTTGGGGGCATAACCATTGTAGGTGATTACAAAAACGGAAACATCTACGCCTTCGATTTGAATGTTTACATCGACAACACGACACCGCAAAAATGGTTACGGTCTTGGCGGGCATTACCTTCAGGTCAAAATAATCTAAAACGAACCGCACATCATAGTTTGCAATTGGACTGTGAAACGGGCGCGTTTTATGACCCGAATTTAAACACAGAGATATTGGCCGAGGTTTATGGCCCCGATTTGAACACAGCATTGCTAACTGAAGACTTAGAGTTCATCATAACTGAGTTAGGTGATTACTTAGTACAAGAATCCGATTCGGTCGATCTGAATTTCGAGTTATCGAGCAAAGTCGTGGGACCCATCATCACTGAATCGGGTGAATATCTGGTGCAAGAAATTAACCCAAGTAGCTTTACTGATCAAGCGTACATCATGTTGCGGTGGAGTGACGATGGAGGCCATACCTGGAGTAATGAGCACCAGGCACCCATGGGTGCCACAGGTGAGTATTTTAAACGAGTGTTTTGGCGCCGTTTAGGCATGACGCAAAAATTGCGTGATCGAGTGTATGAGATATCGGGCACCGATAACGTAAAAATCGCCATCATGGGTGCCGAGTTGATTATCAGTGGTACAAACGCTTAACTCGATGGATCTTACTCAAATTCCAAGCAGTCGAGTTTCGTTTATCGATGAACGAACGGGGCTAATGTCGCGTGAGTGGTATCGGTTTTTCATTAATATGTTCACGTTGTTAGGTAGTGGATCAAATGTGACTTCTTTAGCTGATCTACAGGTTAATCCACAGTCATACGACACCATAGATGTTACAAATAGTGCAGTTGCTCAAGCTCAATTAATGGGGGGTACGTCACTATCTACGGATTACATCTCGGAAATGGCGAAACGGGTAGAAGCTTTAGAAGTCGTGCCGTTGACCCAGCCATTCCATACGCGAACTGCGTACGGCTCTTTTTACGACACGACTACGCAAACCGCCGCTGCCATTAACACAGCTTATGCGATGACGTTCAACACGACTGATTTGTCACTCGGCGTCACGATAGGCTCTCCTACTTCTCGGGTCTATGTAGACACTGGGGGCACGTACAACATTCAATTTTCGGCTCAACTTGATAAAACAACGTCCCCCGTGGGATTAATTTACATCTGGCTACGGATCAATGGGGCGGATGTGACTTACTCCGCTACTCAAATCCGCATTCAAGGTAATAACGCTGAGGCCGTAGCAGCATGGAATTTTCTTGCTCATCTCAATAGTGGTGATTACTTTGAACTGATGTGGAGCGTAGATGACAACGCTATTCGAATCGTGTCCAGCGGGGCGGCGGCCCCAGTACCTGGAATCCCGTCGGTGATTTTGACAGTCAGCGACAATATTAGTACGTAAATGTAACATGAAGGATGACCGATGGCCACTGCTCTTACTCTTTCAGCGAAACAACAGTTTTTTGATGACAATGGCGACCCTTTGGCCGGCGGTAAATTGTATACTTACGCTGCTGGAACTACTTCGCCTCTTGCTACTTATGTTAGCTCCACGGGCGGTACGGCCAACACTAACCCAATCATTTTAAATACCCGGGGTGAAGCCGATGTGTGGTTAGGCGTAGGCACCTACAAATTTAAATTAACGACAGCTGCCGGTGTAGAGATTTGGACTGTCGACAATATCCCCGGTGCTTCCGCATCTTAAGTTTTAGTTATAAAGTAAAGGAGTAGCCCGCTATGTTTCAGAAGTACGATGGATCGCTTAGTTGTTTCGGTGTTCATTTCTACAAAGGCACGCATTCAGGTTTTCCTGGGGTATATAATCGGGTAGTACGGTGGTTAGATAGTGGGCCATATTCCCATGTTGAATTAACTTTCAGCGACGGCATGAGCGCGAGTAGCTCCTATATGGACAGGGGGGTACGCTTTAAACAAATTATTTTCGATGAAGATAAATGGGATTTCAGGCCACTGCCGTTAAAACTTGAGTCCGTCGCTAAGAATTGGTTCCAAACGCACCTTGGTCGACCTTACGATTTGCTTGGGAATATTCACTTCATTGATGGCTTTGTCCGACACGATGAGGATTCATTTTTTTGTAGTGAAGCTATCGCTGCTGCTCTTGGTATGCCAGACGCTTGGCGACATACTCCGAATAGTCTCGCTGGAATCGTAGATTGGTTTTGGGAAACGGCCTAATAAGGGAAAACAAAATGACGCAAGAGCAAATAGAGATTGAAAGAAAAAACCACCCAGTATGGACGGCTGTGAACGAGTTAATCATGCGAACTATTCCCCCATTGCTAGTAGCGGTGACCATCGGCGTTTCATCTGCCGCTTGGAGTGTGTATTCGTCTGTTTCAAAATTAACAGATGCGACGGCCAGAAATGAAAAAGAAATTGCTGAATTGCGAGCGAAGTTAAACGCAGTCGAAAAAAATTCTTTCACTCAAGACCAACTGCTGGGGCTGTTAAAGCGCATAGAACAACAATTGCAGATCGTACTTCTGCAAAGCGGCGTGAAAACCCAAATAAAGATAACACCATAAATCTATTTTAGGGGAATGAAATGACAGTTACTGTTAAAGTGCTCATCCCGGCTAAAATCGCCGAATCAGTCCAAACTACTCAATACACCGCTACGGGCGTGACCACAATTATTGATAAATTCACTGCTACGAACTATTCATCTACTGCGGCCACGATAAGTGTGAATTTAGTTACAGCTGCTGACACTGCTGGCAACCAGAATCTGATCACCAAAACCAAGACGTTACAGCCAGCAGAAACTTATACATTCCCCGAGATCGTGGGCCAAGTGTTGGCCGCGTCAGGATTTATCTCTACGATTGCGGGTACGGCCACATCAATAAATATCCGCGCTAGTGGACGTGAAGTGACATGATGCAAGTATTCTACGGTAAAGGGTTTCAAGTCATTACCCCGCATGAACGGGTTAGAAATCTTCAACGAAAACTATCCGAATTACCCCAATATCAACCTGAAACTGAGCATTTCTTTCATGGTGGAATGTATTGTAGAAAAGTATTTCGGCACGCCGGGGTTTTAGTAGTCGGCGCGGCCCATAAAAAAGAGCATTTTTATCTCATCGTGTCTGGTACGGTCAAAATAACGAGCGGCGATGGCGCTGCACAAGAAGTCACTGGGCCATATTTATTTCTTAGTAAGCCTGGAACTAAGCGCGCAGTGTACGCTCTCACGGATACCGTATGTATGACGTTTCACTTGACTGATGCCGTAACGGTTGAAAGTGCTGAAGCCGAATTGGTTGACACAGACCCCGAATCGATGTACAATCCGGGAAACGTAGCCAAACATCAACAATTAGAGGTGTCACTATGACTTTTTGGGTGGCCGCTGCAGTCGTCGGTAGCTCTATGATCGGCGCAAATGCCTCTAGCCGGGCTGCGTCTACTCAGGCAGACGCAGCTAATCGTGCGGCGGATCTACAGTACCAACAATGGAAAGAATCTGTTGAACTGCAGAGACCATGGTTAGACGCTGGTCAAAACGCTCTAGCGAAGTTGTCATCCGCTGCCGATTACACGCCATTCACGATGAAAGAATTTCAAGCCGACCCCGGTTACTCGTTCCGCCTGAGCGAAGGGCAAAAGGCACTAGATCGTCAGGCTGCCGCTCGCGGGGGCTTGATTTCCGGGTCTGCGCTCAAGGCTGCGCAACGATACGGCCAAGAAATGGGGTCACAAGAATATACGAATGCATTTAATCGCTACCAGACTGAACGTCAAGCGCGCCTCGGGCCGCTACAATCATTGGCCGGTGTTGGCCAAACCACCGCCCAACAAATAGGTCAATCAGGACAAATGATGGCGAACAATGTAGGTGAGGCGTATCAAAACGCCGCCAACGCCCGCGCATCCGGGTATATCGGTAGTGCAAACGCTATCACAAGCGGTTTAGGTACTTATTTAGGGTATAACCAAAGTCAAAATTACCTAAGTATGTTGCGCCCAGGCGGGGGGTAAGAGTAGCTATGCCAATTAACCCCTCTATCGCTCTTTCAGGTAAGCCAATTGAGATAGCCGATCCGTTAGCTCAATATGGTAAAATCGTTCAAATTCAAGCCGCACAAAATCAAAATGCCTTATCGCAGTATCAGCTATCCGCCGCCAGACAAAATGAAACGTCTAATAATGCTTTAAATGCCGCCTACAGTGCTGCTTACGACCCGGCCACAGGAAAGATCGATATCGGTAAATTGCGTCAATCCATCGCCCAGTCCGGGATCGGCTCTAAATTACCCGCAATTGAAAAAACATTGTCCGAGCAAGAAACCGCGCAGTTAAAACGCGAAAAAGTGTTTAATGACTTAGTGGGAAAGCGGTTACAACTAAGCCGCCAAGGGCTAGAAGGTGTAACAACCCCGGAACAATTCATTGCTTGGCATCAATCTAATCATTCTGACCCGATTTTGGCAGAATACTTCAAACAGCGTGGTGTCACCGCCGAGCAATCTAAACAACGAATAGAAACACTGATTCGCTCGCCGGGGGGGTTTGAGCAGTTGCTACGTGAATCGAAAGTAGGCACTGAAAAAGCCCTAGAAAACCATTTCGTCACTCAGAATTTAGGCGCCACTACTCAAGTACAATCAATACCAAAATATGGCCCTGGAGCTGCTTCTGTAGTCCCCGGCTCAGCCGCTGCCATGACGCCGACTCCCGATGCAGTGCTGGCGCATGAAGATCGAGTAAAGCGCCTGGCTAAAGAGGCGGAAACCGGCGATTTTTCACAAGACAGTGTAGATTTAATGGCGCAGGTTTATCTACAAACAGGCACTCTTCCTCCGTTGGGGATCGGTGCGACCAAAGTGCGGCAACGAATCATTGACCGCGCCGCCGGTATTGGTATGAGTGAAAAAGGCCAAACCGCAGAAGAAGCAGCAAGTAGTGTTAGAGATGCGAAAACTAATATCGTAGGTGAACGGTCATTTATCGCTAAAGAGGGCCGTAGTGTGCGCGCTCATAATGTTCTCATCGGCCATCTAGACACATTAGAACAAGCAGCACAGGCGTTGCAAAACGGCAATATCCGCGCATTCAATATGATCGGCAATGAGATCCAAAAACAACTAGGCGCTCCTGCCCCAACTAGCTTTGATGCTGTTAAAAAGATCGTGGGTGATGAATTAGTTAAAGCCATCCAAGGTAGCGCGGGCGCTGTATATGACCGCAAAGAAATCGCCGGGTCTATCGACCGAGCAAACAGCCCGCAACAGCTATCTGCTGCTATTGCTAGATTTAAGAAACTCGGCATGGATCAGCTGGAAGGTTTAGAGCAGCAATACCGATCTGCTAGTGGAAAGACCGACTTTAAAGATCGATTTTTAACGGCTAAAACCAAAGAAAATTCCAGTGTCGCCGCTCCTGCTGCCATGTCACCGCAGGATAAACAGGCGTTAGATTGGGCGAATGCTAATCCGAATGATCCTCGCGCTGCTGAAATTAAAGCCCGTTTGAAAGTAAAATGATGGCTGACTTCGACCCAGACGCGTACCTCAAAGGGAAAACCTCTACATCAACTGCGTTTGACCCGGGTGCGTATCTCAAAGGGAAAACCTCTACATCAACTGCGTTTGACCCAGATGCGTATCTCAAAGGAAAGGCCATCCCCCATCAGTCAGAAGTGTCTATTGGGCGCCAAATCCGAAATGTCGTGGGGCCTACG